GTTAATAATAGATTCCCATGTTAGACCACCTATTAAATCATTAATATTATTGTTAAAACCTATATCAACTAAGCAATCAAACTGATTCTGTGGCAATGATACATTAGCTTGATCTAAAGCACTTTTTATTTGGGCTGCAACGGTATTTACATCATCTTGTAACCATTCTGTAGCTTCATCCTCTGTGCAAGTTCCTTGTTCTACTCTAGATTGTAAAGTTTCACCATATCCAATAGTAATAGTTCCGTATCCATCATCGGCTGCCGGAGATACAAACTTTTCATATCCTTTTATAAATTCAATAAGTTGGCTCGATGCTAAACCACTATTTGTGCCGGTACTGCTATTTGAATTTGAACTTGAAGAACTCCAAGCACTATCTGGAATAACTCTTATTACTTTATAAGCACTGTTAAAACGGCTATCATCGCTCATTGTTACTACTCTGCAAACCTCACCACTTGAAGGTTCTTCGATTATTTGACCATTTCCAATATAGGCCACAACATGACCTCCTTGCTCTTGTGCAGGGAAAATAAGGTCACATGGTCTTAAATTATTCGGGAAATCGCTTGTAACGTCTTTTCCTTCATTCATCATATAGTAGGTGCAACTTGTTAATTCACCATCATTTGAAGTAATCTCTAGTTGACTTGAAAACTGGTTGTACACGTATGCAATATAACCACTACAATCCATACCGCCATCTGCTGGAGATTTACCACCATAAACATAGGCAAGTCCTAAATATTTCTTTAATTCTGCAATTATTTCATTAACTAAATCACTAGATGCACTATCTGAATTTCCATTCGAACCTGAATATACATCATTTAATGCTTCTGTCTTCGTTTCAATGTCTAGCCAATCAGTATTATTAGTATATTTACTTTGAGATAATTCTAATTTGCTTATAAATGAACCATCTTTATTCCAAGTCCATTCACTTCCGATTATATACATACATATATCGTAATAGTCTGTATTTGGTATTTCAGCAACAACACCATAGCCTACCTTATAAGCCAAATCACCAAAACAAGTAACAGTTATATCAGTTTGCGGCTTTCCTTTTTCATTAAGAATTTTTTGACCTTCTGCCAAAGCAAGTTGACCAGTTGTATCATTATCATCGACTTCAACATTTTCTATAATTGAACCGTAACGGCCTGTCTGAATTTGGAGTATACCATCTGTTCCTATATTGGTATATTGTTCACCTGTAGTTTTAAAAAAATCTACTTCTGTGACCATATTTTGCATACTATTGTCTACTTGATAATCGATTAAATTTCCTTCAATTTCACCGTTTAAATCGGTTGATGCAGGTTTAATTGTTAGCCCACTAAAGTATTTATCACATTCGGTGACTGAAATGGTAGCACCATCATTGGTTGCGTGCATATAATAATAAACATTCTTTTTTGTTTTAGTTATATAATTATAAATTGCATAAATAACCTTACTAGCTGGTTTATCTTTTACAAGATGTGTACCAATCATTATATTAGCATTATCTTCTAATTCTATTGATGGGTCTTCGTATACCGCTCCCATCGTTGTATAAATGTATTTCAATGCATCACCAACACTTATATTGTTAAAATTATTAGTAATATTACATTTACAAACCCACCAAGTATAGTCATAACATGTAACTTCCAATGTTTGAGCCTTCCCCTTTAGTTTTGTATCTGTAACTATACCGAAAAAAATTGTTGTATCAATTTCGATATGAGTATAAACAAGTGTTATGTGGTCACCCATTTCAATTTTTATAGGTAATAAATTATCTGAAAAAGTTGCATAAGGTATTGTAAAAGATAATTCCGATGCAATTTGATTTATATTGTTTGATAATTTAATTTGTGTGCAATAATCTTCTAAATAATATTCAGTTATAGAATTGTATTTTAATAATTTCAATTTAACATTATTCAATTATTACGCCCCCCTTAAATCTTCAAAGCCTGTCCAACGGTTAGATCAATAGGGTTTTGTAATTGATTTAAATTCATTAAATAAGCCCACTTTGTACTATCCCCGAATATTTTTGCTGCGATAGTGATAAGTGTATCCCCTTCGGCTACAAAATACGTATCACTTCCATAACTAGCGATTATAGCATCATTATTGACAACAATGTATTGTCCTGTTGCACTCATGGTTTTATGCTCTTGAAAATCCATTATATAGTAAATGTTCTTATTACCATTTTTTTCACCATGACTAAATCCTATTATCTTGCAATAGTAATCATTAATTTTTTCATTAGCTGAATAATACTGAAACTGTAATATTTGTTGTTCCTTCATCCATCTACTAAAAACCTCAACATAATAAGTAGCATTATACTTTACACTAGAAACATCAAAAGAATAGCTGTTATCTTGATGTGGAAAAAAACTTTCACATGTCCATGTATCTAGTTTAGGAGTTGCGCCAGTCCCTATTTCTCCATACCCAAACAAATCTTGTGAGGTGGTTGCCATACTTTCTTTAAATGTGATTAAAGGCGTAATAGGTAAAATCATTTCTAGTTGTTCTTTTGTGCTATAAATCCATACTTTTCTTTTATCATTACTCATATGCCACCTCCTTAATTTAACTTGTTTCTAGTTTGAGAATATTTATCCATTCTTTGGGTTACCTGATCCATAATTTCATCAACATCTGCTGTCTTTTCAACTTTAGCAATATTCATATTTATTTCAGTTTTGTTAGCTGCTGAGCTATTATTATTTGTTTCATTTTGGGTAACTTGTCCGCTTGCTAAAGCATTTGGAATAGTTGGATATTGTTGAGTTTGCCCATTCATTAATGTTTTACCATCTTTGCCACCATACCATTTATAATTATCGTTTGAAGTTGTACTTGGTTTACTATCTCCAATATCAATACCAATCCATTTAAGGAAATCCTCGACTTTACCGCCAAACCAATCAAAAAACATTCCCCAACCTTGTATTGATTCGCTTATAAAATCGTCACCTAAAATTGCTTTTAGTGCAAAAAATCCTCCTGCAATTCCTAAAATAATCGGAGCAATAGGCAACAATATAGGTGCTAATGACGCAAAAATACCACCTTCACCAAATATTCCAGCGATGGTTGTAACAGCAGATATAATAGAACTTATTTTCCCTAAACTCCATATAGCAACACCAAACTCTAAAACATCAGTTATGATATCTGGATGGTCTAATAAATAACTAAATCCATTAAATAGTGCATCACCGAACTTGGTTAATTCATTGGAAAACTTTTCAAATTTATCTGAATTAGAAAATTGTTGTATTTTAGTAGTAAATGTAGTCATTCCATCACAAAATTTACTAAATATAGAACCGCTTTTAACTGCCCCATCATTTCCAACTCCAATTAGATCAGCTAAAGATTTATTTATATTGTCCTTTAAGGTACTCATTCTACCAGTAAAAGTATTTTTCATTTTATCGGTCAAACCAGTAAATCCTCGTTCGTCCATATAGGCTTTAAATGCTGTTTCTAATGCATTTTTATCTGTTATTTTACCATTTTTATTATCAAATGATTTCATGTTATTTTGTTTTGCAAAATTTTCTACTTCTCCCCTGTTTATATTTAAATCCATAGCCATCATATTCCAGCGACCCATCATCATTTCGGAGTAAGCTCGAGTGGATGTGTTTATGTCACCAACACCCATTGCCTTTGCATATGAACCTAAATCGGACATTTCTGTCAGTGAATTTTTGCTATCATCTAATCCAGAACCTTTCAGCATCGCTAATGATCTTACAACGTCTTTTTCTTGCCATATACTATTTGAAGCAAAATCAGTACTCATTTTAAATTTTTCTCCACCAGTTTGACTGTTTCCATAAAGATTGTCTAAAACTAATCTTAGGTTCTGATATTCTTCTCCAGTTTCAAACCCGGTCGTTACACCTTTTTTTATACCTTCAAAACTTGCAAAACCAGCTGTTAACTTTGCAATAGTTCCAAGAGTAGAATTACTAAAAGCTTCAACTCTATTATTAATACTGTCAAAACTATCAATTCCTACTTGTTTAATCTTTCCAAAAACATCAGCCCAAGCATTACCAGTAGTCGGTGATACTTTTTCAACTTCACTTTTGGCCTTCCTTAATGCTTGGGGCAAGGTATATCCCCACTCTTTCACATAAAAATCTGCATATCTTTGAACATCTTTTTGCATATTATTCATAGATAATCTATTTGCTTTTTCAGCAACTCCTACCTCTTTAATGAAGCTATTAAAGCTACTTGTAGCTCCTGTTACACTTGATGTAAATTTAGAGAATGTCGTGCTAAAAGCATCGGTAATGGAGAGCTGACCTCCAAATATATCATCACTTTGCAATCTTATCGCCTCACTTTTTCTTTAGAAATGGATTTAATGCTATTTTTTCGTCCATATCTTCAACTTTATTTTTAAACATGGAAGCTTTAAATATAATTTTTTCGTAATACCCAAGATTCATAAGATATTCGAGAGAATGACCTCTATCTAAATAGTAAGCAATCATTCTCAAATCTAAATCTTGGTCTATTCGTTTTTTACTTCTTCGATTAACACCTTAGTTTTGTCTGTTTCAATACCAGAGATCTCACCGATTTTATCTGAAACAGAATTAATCTCACTTGGAGAAAGGAATTTTTCTACAAGTGCATATGGATTTGATTTAACTCCGAAAGTGGCCCACAAATCTTTATCTTTTAAATTAGGCTCTGTTATACACTCATAACAAACCATTTTATTAACTTCGTATAGATTTTTGCCTTGTTCTCTTAATTCAAAAAATCTTTTCATGTCAATAGATTTAATTTCTATTATTGGATCTTCAAACTTTCCCTCCAAAGATTTAATCTTTACTTTTAAAGTTTTTTCCCCTGTTTTTTCTTCTAATATTTCTTTATTTTTTAATAATTGTTCTGCTGTAATTGGCATAATTAATCCTCCTCATTATTCAAATGTTACTTTAGAAATGTTATAAGAAAACTCATAAGTCTGTTCTAATAATTTACTTATGTCAACATCAATAACATTAAATTTAGTTATTTGGCAATCATCAATACAAACTCTTTCTGCGCCATCTATATTTGGATCATTTAATTCTGAAATTAAATCAAAAACAAACGGTAAGCCGCTTCCTATTTGTGAATTTATTGTTTTTAATAAATCGCTATTCATAATTTTATGAAATGTAAGCTTTCCTGTACCTTTACCACCAGTAACCACTATTTCATCCCCTAGTTCACCGGCAATAGGAACATCTTCTGTTGTTAAAGCAGATTCAGCACTTGCAGCTTTTACTTCTGCATATTGTGTCCCTGCTACCCATAGCGAATAAAACTTTCCTCTTGCAATTTGGCTTGCATCAAAACTCATTACATATACCCCCTTTAGTTATAATTTAAAACTAGGGCTAAATCTTCCATACAATCAAGTGGATAAAGTTTCCCTGTTATAAATACATTTGTTCCAGTATCAATATTTAAAACTTGTGTATCTGTCATAGTTGAAGTATCAATGTTTAAACTTTGTGCATAGGCCCTTGTAGCAGCAACATCTAATTCAACATAGCTTGTATTAGAATCACTTAAAACACCTTGTTGTACTAAAGTTCTCAAATAAAGATTATAAGCTGAAACTAATAATCTCTTATTTGCCAAAGAATTATCAATCTTTCCTTGGTAGCCTGTTTTCCAAGCTGTTCGTAAATCGTCCCTCACCATATCAAAAGTGTCAATAATTCTTATCTTTTTAAGTTCTGCCTTTTCGCCTGTAGCTAGTGTAGTTTTACTGTTTACACCTCTAGAAAATACTATTTCGTCAAGATCGTAATCATAAAATAAGAATAGATTCCCTGCATCAACAAGCGCATCTAAATCTGCACCTACATTGTCAACTACTGTTAATCCGCTTATAGTATCATTTGTTATTGAACTATCTAAAGCGGTAATAGCTAACTTACAAGCTACATCAACGCAAAACTCATAGCCACTATAAGTAACAGAATCTAAAGTTGCTGATACATTTATGAAATTTATAACTCCTTCAAAATCTGCTACTTGACCATTTAAAACCGCTTTTACAAACATACTGTTAGCAGTTCTTTGAGTTTGAATAAATGTAAATACTGTTGCATTATCTGCACTTGTCGCAATTGTTGGACATGCTAAATAATTGAATTTTACATTAGTTAAGTTTGTTAATGCAGTTGAAATTGTTTCTGCTGTTGGTGTCGCAGCTGAATTAAATGTTGCTACTATCAACTTGTTTACGCCATACTTATTAAAACATCTTGTTATAATAGCCATGTTAGCTGTGCTATAAGAATCAGAAACACTTTTTAGACCAGTATAGGTATGAACTCCTTTAACAGTTGGATCATCTAATATGATGCATACTACACCTCTGGTACTTCTTATTTGAGCAGTACTACCTAATGCTTTTAGTATTTCTGAAATACTTTGTAATCCCATGTAATCATTCCTTTCTTTAAGAGATAAAAAAGATCAGCTCAATTGCTGATCTAATAAGTTATTCTTCATTAATATTTAGATTTAAGTTTTCCATTAAGCCTGTTGACTTATCTTCACATGGAATACTTGTCTTATCATCAAAGTAATTCAATGTAAGAACCATTGTTATAAAATCTTTATTTCTGATAAATTTCTTTTTATCAAGAATCAATTTTCTATCATCAACTTCAATGTACATATCGAAAAGGTTGTCTAAATTGTCCTGCATTGTCAATGATTCTTCAATTTTAACAGCTTTATTTGTATATTCGATATATACATTTATTAACTTTTCATTCCAGTATTTATAAGGATCAGTGGTTAGATGGCTTAATGATAAAAAGAATGTAGGTATTAAAACCTCTTTGTTATTTTCTTCTATGAAACTTCCATAATTAAATTCATTGTTTAATACATTTGAAACCGAATGTAAAATATCAACATCTTGTACCATCATTTCACCTCACTTTTAATCCTATTTTTTATACTATCCTGCAATTCCCTCTGGTAGATCTCTATACTATCACCTATCATATGTCTTCCTGGAACAAAAGATTGAACTAATTTCTTGCCTATTGCTGGTATGTATCGGCCCGGGGTTTGTTTATGGCCTTCCTCAACCGCTTCAGCATAATCAGCTACCTCAATTCTACTACCTACTTTTACAGAATATATTTTTCCTACTTTTTTGACTTCGGTGTGTGTCATGGATCTTCTTAAAGTTCCACTTTTAACTGGAGTTCTCGCCATTATCTCTCCAACACACATAGTTGCCTTTTCTTCCATTTCTTCAAGAACGATATTGTTAACTTGCTTGAACTTTTCAAGCATTTCCTTGCTAAAATCCTCAAAACTTTTCATTAGCTGCCGCCCCCTTGAAGTATGACAACATCGTATTTTTCAAGAATTAAAAGTTCGTAAAAATCATCCCATTCAATCAATTTCTCTATACTATAATAATGATCGCTATAATCAATTACTGCACTTTCAGAAATTCCATCTATAGCATCACAAAATACTCTTTTAGTAGTCTTGATGTTATAACCATATTCAATTTTAGCTTTTTCACTAGAATAAGGCTGCACATCACAATCAATGTTACTTGTTGTTAATGCATAGCCTTTTCTGTTTACTCCATATTGATCTTTAGCATCTGAATAAGTGTACAAATCTATTGATTTTGTGTCGAACCATCCCATGTTGTACCTCCAAATACCCTAACATAAGGCCTACCAATCAAAAGTTTTATAGCATCGTCAATTATAACTATATTATTTTTATAATTAACACTCCTTGTCCCTTGTGACATGTGAGATACTGACTTGTTTATTGATAGGGAATCTTTTATATTTTGGGTGATTAAGGGAATTGCTAATGGATATTTAGTAGTTATATCAACATCTGTTATATCAAAAGGAAATTGCTTATATTCTCTAATAGAAGCTACAGCCATCGCTTGGTATTGGTCATCTGTAAATGTTAAACTCATAAAACCACCTCACTAGCAGCTATGCTTTTTATGTTTTCTTTCATGAATGTAATTAAATCATCTTTAGATAAATTACTATAACCTTCTAAATTATTTACCTTGCATAATTCTTTAAGTTGATCTACTGTCATACTGCTATAATCAACAGTTTCTTGTTGCTGCCCTTGCTTCCCCAAAATATTTTCTTCGTCCTTA